CACCAATAGCCTTGACCCCAAGAGCGCATCATGCGGCTTTCCATTCTTTGGTTGTATCCGGGTGAAAGGTACTCTTGCAAGTCGTTCATCACAGCGCGATCGATTGCCGTTCCCGTGTACCACAGATTGACAAAGGGCATGTGCGAGCGGACGAGTCTAACGGCTCGAGCTCCCGGGCGAGTTTCTCGGTCATACAACGCATTGCCGGCCGTGGCCGTGACCAAGTCGATTCCTTCGATGGTTGTCCCGACAATGGGGCCAGCGAAATTCGTCAGTCCCGACCAAGCACCATAACGGGCGTCTTCGGATAAGCCGTTTGCGATAAAGTCGCCCAAGAATCCAAGGCCGCCGCCCTTCGTGAAGGCGTGCAGCCAGAACTCACGAGATTCGGCATCCTGCAAATCCTTGCCATTGAGCAGGTTCTGCACCTGAAGAGAAATCGCGCCGAAGATAGTCGTAACGACTAGCATCCCCGCAGCATAAGACACCTTGTCAGGAGCATTGCCATGGCGTGCCAAGAAACTGGCGCGCCGGAAGTGGCGTTCCATCATCGCCAGCGGGAAACTCTTGAAAAGGAAAAACGCTCTGGCTAATTCGCCTTTCATTGTGCCGCGCTGTGCCCCACGAGTCGTTTCCGCACGTGTCACCAGATCGGGACCAAGAGAAGCCATTTCAGACTCTTGGATGATTAGCCCCAGAAGCTTGGCTGGCGCCTCACGAATCGCTCGGACTTGTCCTGCCGTTAGACCTTGAGTAGGAATGGCCTGCAGGTTGTTGATCGTCAGGAATTCAATGCCCTTGTACGTTTCCGTTTGAGCGGTCTGAAACACCTCCCAATCGGCTTCCGTGATGCCGGCATCCTGCAAACGCGCACGGTCGTAATTGTCCAGCTCGTCCCAATTCTTCTTCACGAGTTTGGCCATCGACGCCATCATGTTGAGCGAGAAGGCTCGTCTCGTCCCATCCGTGAAAGCGTTCAGCAAAGACGCGCGCATCGATGCGTTGGCAAGTTTTGCCGTCCAGCCCTGACCAATGCTGTCAACCGACCAGCGATTGAAGTCCGACGTCAAGTTTTCAGCGATGATGCCGGCACGTGCTGCGTACTCTTTCCAGTCGCTACCGTATGCCGCAATGAAGAACTTTGCGCCCTGAAGCAAAGGCATCCGATTGAATTTTGTGGCCACGAAGTAGGACGGTATGTCCGAGAAGGACGTGATGAACGCTTTGCCAAGCTTGCCTGCCATTTCAAGATTGCGCCAGCCTTGCATGAAACCGGCCACACCTTCACGGTTCAATGCCGCACGGTTTGCAATACCGGTAAGCACATTCCACATATCGTCAATGCTCGCATCCGTCAGACCTTGCCAGTCGGAATACTTTGTCAGCAGTGCCCACTTCGACTCGGACGCTTGTGCGTTCTCTGCAATACGATCGGCCACGTACTTGAGCATCTGATAGGTTGCCTTCGGTTTCGGCCCCATCTTTTCGAGGATTGCAATGTCGTTGGCCATTTTGGCCACGTGCCCCGTCAAGGCACCCGTAAGGCTTCCGTTTCCGAACTGCGCCTCGTACTTCAGATAACTGTCAGCGTCGGCAAAGTGAATGGTTCGGTGGTGGTACTTTTTGAATCGGTTCGAGACAAGTTTCGGCTGATTCGATTGAATCTCAAACAGGTCGGCATCCGGACTTCCGTGATGATGTCGTCGTATGCACCGGACAAAAGCTCTCGCAAATCCGCGTCACTCATGCGTTCGCCTGCATCATCCACATAGCGGCTACGATCCAGAAGCGGCAGGATGAAATTGGTCCAGGCTTCCTTACTGTCGCCGTTTTTGTTGCCCGTCAGAATCTTCGCTGCCTTGCGCACCTTCCAAGAATCGTGAGACTGCGGAATATATCCATAGTCGAGACGTCCAATGTCAGCACCGGCGGCGACCGCACGCTGACGCATATTTTCGGCCGTAGCTGAAAAAGCTTCCCATGCCTTGGCCGCACGCTCGTTGCCAGTCGCTTGCCCAAACGCCTCATAGACAAAATCGCGCACGTCTTCAGCATTCTCAACAAATCCGAGCCACGATGATCGAATGCCGTTGATCGTATCAAGCATTGAAGACAAGTATTCATTCGTCACACCTTTGGCGTATCCGTAGGTTTCCTGCAGGAGTTTGGCCACAGCAGAGTAGGCGTGCAAATCCTCTTCAACCTCCAGCCGCTCCATTTTGTGCAGCAGACGATCCTGTGCCAAAGCTTGCTTGCGAAGGTTTATCGCACGACGTTGCGAACGTTCTTCGATCTGCTTTGCCAGTTGATCTGCGGCAGCCGAGACGCGATCGTCAATTGTCATCTTTGCCCAGGCATCCGGATCGGTTCGGCTCAAGGTGGCCATCGTCGAGCGCACAGCCTGCAAAATCTCACGCCCCTCCGAAGGCGTCACACGTCGACCGAGAATTTGGCCAACTTGGTCAAGACATTCCTGTCGCATTTCCTTTGCCATTTCACTGTGCTCCGTCGTTTCTCATGATGCAAATGGCCGCCTGGGCAATACCGGAAGCCTCCGTTTTTCCTTCGTTCTCAATGCGCTGCATTTCCGATTCAACCTCGTCAAATCGCAATTCGACCGTTTGGCCATCTTCATCCTCGAACAGGAACGTCTGCTCGGGTTGTTGTGAGGCAAGCTCTTGCATCCGGATAGCGTCCGGGTCGTTTGCCACACCTTCGCGCACGGTTGCCTGCACCTGCTGTGGATTCGGTTCGGCCTGAGCGGGGACGTCAACCTGAGCCGGAGCCTGCGCGGCGATCTCATCGAGCTGTGTCTGCAGGTTTTGAATAGATGCGCGAATTGCCTCGACGTCCAGTTCCGGAAGCGGCTCCTGACCTGCAGCAACACGCTGTTCGTTTTCAATACGGCGCATCTGACCAAGCACGTCAGCCACGTCCGTCCGGACAACGTTCTCATCCCCGAAGAGGCCGCCGTCAGCTGCGCGCATAGCGTTCACCGTCCAATCTGCCAGAGGGTCGAGAATGCGGCCGATTGCGGCTGCCGAGTTCGCATTGCGAGCCAAGAGTTCGATGAAAGGCGTGGTCGTCGGGTCGTCCAGGAACGAGAGCTGGCTCACCAAGTCTTGCAAGGAACGTCCTTCTTCGCGCGCCATACGAACGGCGTTTGCGGCCTCAACAATCCCTCGAGCGAGGTCGATGCCGGCAGTGCGCATTTCAATGATGCGAGGCGCGAAGGCGGCCATTGCCGTCAGAATGCGCTTGATATTGGCGTCCGTTGTCGAAGAGAACAATTCCGTCAAAACGTCGTTCTGATACGCCTCATGGAACACGGCCGTCTGAATGCGTCGGATAGCCTCAGGCGTTGGGGCTCCGCTACTGTTGATAAGACGTCCTAGAGCGTTCGGTTCACCAATGTCGATAAGGAATTGACGCACGGTTTCAGCTGTGGGCATTCCTTCTTCGTCAAAGCGATACAGCGAAGCATTCTCTCGGATACGCGGCGCGTCTTCGGCCGCAATCTCAACATTGCTTCGCGCCATCACCTGATCGGAATTTGAGCGGCTCACAAAGCCAGTCGAGACTTTTTCCTGCGGCATATATCGAACGAGCACCGGGTGCTGCATGGACGCGATCACAGCAGGATCGACGCCGTGCTGCGTATCAGCCATGAGCGCTTCACGGTACTGTTGCGCTGTGCCACGGCGGTACGCTTCAGTGAGGCCCGTGAGGCGACCATTGCCGGCCACGACATTCATCAGAGATGCGTTACCATAGTCAGGATTCTGGCTGCCATCAAAGCGATTTGACGTCTGCACCGTATCGGCCTCAACAACGGCGTACTGCACAGGCACCTGCTCGCCCGAATCAATCACGTAGTCGCGCACGCCAAGATATGCATCATCCGGGAGCGCGCCGTAGGAGACAATCGGGGCGCCACTTGCCGTATTGCGCGAGAAACTGAGCAACCCGTATTGCGGATCAGAGGCGATGCTGTTCATTTGGCCAACCGACACCACATTGCTGCGGTCCCTGTTCTGAAGTACCACGGCCGTGCGCCCGTCCCCGGACATTACTTCGCGCGCGAACTTCTTCTGTTCTGCCCCCAACACCTGTTCGTTAAGCGAGGCTCCGCGCATCTGCTGGCTCACGTCGATAGGCGTTCCGGAGTTCAGATCACTGGCCGCCTTGCGCTGTGCTGCCACAGCCTTGCTGTAGTCGTCTTCGGAATCGGTCGCCAGGATACGGTTGCGCTTTTCGCGGTTCGTCTCTTCGACTTGCACTGCGCGAGCGGCCGCGACCTGCGTTTTGTCCGGACGCACCGTTTTGGAGCCGAACTCGTCCGTGTACATGCGATCAAGAACCTTGCGGACTTCAGCCGACAAGGGCGGCAGCTCTTCACCAAACTCTGCCTGATAACGGCCTCCGACCGCATCACTGAAGTGCTCGTACACGTCCTTGAGCCATTCGCCAAAGCGCTTGAAGAAGCTCGCCAAGGAAGGCGACGGAGACTTTCCCTCGGACAGGTACTGCTCAACCCACGAGGCAAAGCGCTCGTGGTACTTGCGCTGGCCATTGACGCCGAGGGCATTCCAGTCGTCGACTGAATTGATGCCAAAAGCCTTCAGCAGAACATCGACGTCCTGCTTCACATTTCCCGCCGCTTCCTCGAACTGCGAGGACAGCATCAAATTGTGCAGATACCAATGGCCGATTTCGTGCGAGAAAGTCGAAACGTTCGCGTTCGACGTCAGCGTGATGCGATTTTCGGTCGGGGAGTAGGAGCCCAAAGATTCGCCGCCTTGACGCTGATAGAAGTCGAGGATTTTGATTGCCTGGTCATCGAAGACAACAAAGCCTGTATCGTCATCGTCGCCAAGGAATTTCACACCCTTCACGCCAATGGAATTCAACTTTTCAGATGCCAACCGAGAATTGCCGGCAAGATCGTCGAATTCCATATCCAGCATATAGTCGTCAGGAATTGACTCGGGATCCGAATAGCCTTCTTCACGCAAAATAATGTCCTGGTAGATTTCTCGTCCAGTCCAATGATCGGGAGGAGGTTCCGTGTCGTATTCATCCTTGTATAGCCGAGCCAAAGCCTCTCGAACCTCGCTAGGCTGTTCGGCATAAGATTCATTCGCGTCAAGCAGGACATTGTTGTCCGGCACTTCGGCCTTGTAGACTTTGCCGTCCGGTCCGGTCATGTCTCGGTAGCCTTCGGCAACATTCTTGTCGCTAGTGAAATACAACCCCCAGCCATGCGTAGCGCGACCAGTTCCTTCACCAATGTGCTCAGTTGAGAATCGATCGAACTGATTCTGAGACCCGTGCCAAGCCGTCTGATTGAATACAGGGGCCTCGTAATAGACACCGTTTTCGGCGAAAGAAGATTCTTCTACCGCATCAAACAAACCTCGACCATCTGCGCGCACATAAGGAACGCGACCACCAATCAAGTCTGTTAAACTAAGAGTACGGTCTGTGGGCCTACTCTCGGTGTCAAGGCGGACTAGTCGGTTGTCTGCGGCCGCAATCCCACTGACGTAAGAACCCCCGCCCTCCGATTGGTTAATTCCACCGGGCGGGGTTTCCATTTCATCAATGTAAATTCCATCAATCGTGTGAATTACTGCGCGATCATTTCCTGGCTCTACAAAGTCCTTGACTAAGAGCTGAACTCTCCAAAGTTTCCCATCAAATTGAACTGGCGCAAAGAAATGGTGAATCCCTTGAACATTGGGGTTTTTGTGCACATTGTCAACGTGACTTTCGACTAAAACAGCTTCTTCGACGATCTTGGCAATATCGCGTGCGACAGAAGTAAAAACTCTTTCTTTGAAATATCCTCGCCGTCCTGCCGCCTTTTTCATATCACTGCGCGTAGCAGTCAGTACAAAACCCGTGTTTTTATTGGTTACACCTTTTCTTAGGGTAGATTCCGCGAAAGAAATGGCCTCCTCTCGAGACAGGGGCGGCTGATCAATTCGAATGATTGTTAATGAGTCATCAGGTTTGATTGCTTTAGACGGTCCCATGTGCCACTCAACACCCTGAGTGACGGGCATATCGAACCCGTCAGCAGTGGCCGCACTATCGACTCGCACGCGCGGCGCCACTCTCGACACCTGTTCTGGCGTCAAGCCCCAGCGCGATGCCGCACTAGTGACGACAGACGCGTTCAGATTGGCCTGCGCCGTTATCTGCTGCGGAGTGAATTTGCCCGTGCGTTCGAGCTCGGTAGCGAATCGTTCGGACAAAGCCTTGCGCTCCTGCTCAAAACGCACGCGAGTCGTCGGTCGCCAGAAAGCCGCACCGAAGGCCGCGCCCAGGCCTGCTGCTACAGCGTTGTCAGCAAAGTTCAGCTCGTAGTTCTTAGCGAGCTCGTCGTAGTTCTGATTCTCAAGAATCCAGTGGACTCCCTGAACTTCGGCCACGTTGAGCCCAACGTTTGCACCCGCACCGATGGCCGCAGACGTGAGGCGGCTTCCTGTAGCGAAGGCCGCAGGCAACTTCAGCCCAATGGCATTCGCGGCGAATGTCAGCATGCCGGCATTGATTGCCGTCTGTTCATCGACTCCTTCATCCAAAAGGGTTTGCGTGCGGTTGACGCCAACGTCCGCGCCAAAGAGTAGAGCGCCGCCTGCCGGTCCCGCAACGCTACCGTACAGAACCGCCTTCGGGATCATTTCACCGAGGCCATAAACGATCTGTGCCGCGGTGCCGGACGTCTGTGGATCGAGCTCGTATTCCTGCTTCGCAATCTCACGAATGCGCCGAGCATTTTCCGGCATCACTTCTTCGCGCTGGCGTCGTACCCACTCGCGGACTTCCGGCTGCGTTGTGAAGTTTTCAAGCGGAATCTGCCGGAGTCCCGTAATAGCGGAACTCGCCGTATCCAAAACAGCATTCGGGATTGCCTTCCATGTGTCGCCCATGCCGTCAAAAAAGTTCGGCTCGGGCATTTCAAGCGGCGGCAGGTCAGTCTCCGGGCGGAGTTCTTCGGGAGCGTCAACTTTTCTGACCGGCTCAAAGATGTTTTGGAAGATCATCGTCCGGAAACCTCCAAAATCAGCGGTTCGTTTGTCTTGGCATTCATCACCGTCTGCCCGTTGCGTAGCACAAGGTAAGACACACCACCATCAGGCAGGCGTCCGTATGTCTGCAGTTTCATCTTGGGGAGTTCGCTCGCAAGCTTTTCGGCAGAGTAGGCAACGCCGCCCACGTAGTAGGAACTCTTGCCTTTCCGAACTTCTGCGCTTTTCTTCACGATCAGATCGTCGAAATCGTCACCAAACCATCCGTTCGTGGAACGCGGCATCACGATCTTTTTGCCGTTGTGGTTTTCAATCTTTCCGACAGAAGACTCGATAGCGTCGTTCACGTTGCCGCCGCTCAAAGCTTTGTAGCCGGCAACCCCAGTGACCAATTCCATCGTGGCATCGAGAACCTGCGGATCGTCAAAGACGGCGTCAGCGTCCTCCGAAGCCCCTAGTGCGTTAAAGGTCTGCGCCTGAATCCCCAGCACGGCCGTTTCATCTAGGCGAACACGTTTCTGATCCACGGCATCTTTACCGCGCAAGTACATTTCACCCAACGACACGCCCGCGCCATCCGGAAACTCGTCCATTGCACTTGCCGCAACCGCGTAATTGGACGCGCCCTTTTTGAGCTGTCGCGTCATCACCTCAATGCCGGCATCGCCAACAGAATCAGCAATCGTCCGAAGGAGCGCCACGCGTTCATCCACGCTGCCGTTGTCTAGCGTCTTCACCAAATCAGAGGCTTCTTGGCTGCTGAAGAGTTCCTTGTCTCCGCCCCACCGTTCGACAAGCGTGCTCATTTCCTGTGCGCGGAATTCGAGCTGAGACCGAACCTGGTCCTGGCTTCCCCAGTTGAGCGGTTGATAGCCACCGTATCCATTCGTGAGAGCGAAGCCGATCTTGTCTTTGCGGCGCTCCGTCGCAATCGTCTGTGCCGCCTTTTGCATTGACGCCCAGGACTTCATTTCCGAGGCGAAGTTGTCGGAGCCCTGCTTAGGCTTGGCCGCCTTGAGCATCAGCATCAAATCAGCATCGCTCATAAACTTGGCATCGTTCCGGAACTGATTTTCCGTGCGATCAAGCTGATACTGCTCGAACTCTTTTGCTCCGCGCTTGGGGCCATAGGCTTCCACGAACTGATCCTGCGAGAGCGGCTCCGGATTGTTTCCCATCAGCGTCTCGGCCAAGTTGTTCATCACCTCGCGCTTGAAGCCATCGTTGCGCATCTGGATCATCTGGCTGCGCAGCTGGCGAGCACGCAGAACAACCGAAAGACGCTCGTCGGTTTTGAGTGAATCGATAAAAGGATCGCCAGTGGCCGCACCCGGATCATCCATCCATGCGAGGTTTTTGATGTTTCCGTCTTCGTCGAACGTGATCGGACGCTGTGCAAGACTCAAGGCCAGAGTGTCGCGGCTCTTGCTGAAAAGACCAGATTCGATCTTGTCCGCAATGTCGGCGCTCACCTTTGGGCGTTGAGACTTGAAAACCTGAAGAGCCAGAACGGGATTGTCGGAGCCCCATGCCTCAAAGCGTCGGGCCGTGAATAAGTCATAGGACTTGTCTTTGAGAAGCTTCACCTGTTCCGCAGGCAAGCCAAGCATCGCAGCCTGATAGTCGATTTCCTGCGTGATCGAGCCCCAAGTCTTTTGCAGGTAGCCCGTTTCAGCATAGTGGTTGTCGGCGTCCGTCATCAGAGATTGCACACGCGCCTCAGAACTCTGCATGTGATACGCCCGAGTCTGCTGGCCATTCCACCGCCGAGCCTGCTCAACGGCCGAGCTCAAGCGGTCCTGGATTCTGCTGCCGATGACTTCGCGCACCTGCGGCTGCAGGCTGCCGACGATCTTGTCAACGTCCGCAGTCATGCCTTCGACAGTACCTTGGAAGGCATCTTTCGCATTCTTACCCTGAAGCGTGAGGTATCCATTTTCACCGCTCATGCGGGCGTTGATAGCGTCGATCACCTGGCGCTCGCCATCGTCCGACTCGGCTTTAACCGTGCGCTGGTGCTCAATACGCAAAGCTTCTGTAAGCGAGTTCGACCATTCCTCAACAGGCCGCATCGCCTGCCGCATCATGCGTCCGTAAGCATCGACATTGACTGCCGGCGCACGAGCTGGGACAAAACCCGAGCCGCCGTTATCGCGCACCTGCGGCACACCGCCTTGGAACGTAGGGACAATAGGCATTTGCTTTCTCCTTTAGCCGAAGGACAACATGCCGTTGCGAACGCCCCAACGCGGACGAGGCGTCTGTGCATACGCATCAGAACCGATGCCAGTCGCCTGCGGGGCACTCGTATTCGAATCAAAAAGGCCCATCGCGTCATAGACCATGTAGCGGTTGGCGATCTGAGATGCGCCCTGCAGAAGAGTGGTGCCAAAGACAAGCCCCGGACTCTGCTTTTGGGCCTCATACTGCAAAGCCTGCCCCTGGTAAGTGGCGGCTTGCATACGCATGCCCCAGGCATCGCGCACGGCGTTCTCTTTGATCTGGTTGGAGTCGATCTCTTTGATGATGTCTGTCGAGGCCAAAACCTCAACTGCGCTGCCGGCGTTTGTCGCAAGACCGTTGGCGGCAATAGCAGCCTTCTGGCTGCCCTTGACCTGACCGGCCTGCATCGTGAGCCGCACCTGATCTTTTTCAGCGGAGCGCAACCGTTGCTCGGCGTTGAACTCCATCAGCTGCGCATTGATTCGAGCGATATTGGCCTGCGATTGCGCAATGGCATTGCTCTTATTCGTGATCCCGATTGAGCCAAAGGCATTGATGACGGAAGCCACGCCCATGCCGACGAGACTTCCGTATCCAAATGATTGACCTGAATTCCAAGGCATAAAACCTCCCATTATCGGGAGGTATTGTCAGATCACATCATGCGCTCACGCGCACTTACTAGACGAGTTCGACCTTGGTTGTCAGGCCGATAACCTTAGCCGGCAAAGGCTGATCCTGACGGATGCAAGTCTGACCGGAATTGGCCCATGCCGCAGTGACACGCACCTCGATTTCGTCCGTGATCGGCTGCGGAGGCGTTCCGGGCGGTTCCATTGCTCGAGCAGGGTATTCGGTGAGATCGTCGAACGACGGACCTGCCTTCAGTCCGGAAGAGTTCACCACGCGGAAAATCATCGAGATGACGTTTTTCCGATGAGTCGTACCGTAGGAGCCGTCTTGCAGAGCCATAGCAAGCGGCAGCGTCTGAGCGTCGCATGAGTATGGCAAACCAACGTGAACCACGCTTGCGGGTTCATCAAGCACGATCTTGCCGTTTGTCACAATCTGAGAAGGTTCAACCGAACCATCGGCCAGAATCGACACTTCCATACCTTCGAGCCACGTGAGCCCCGAGATTTCAGTCTTGGGCTCGCCTCGATACGTTCCAGAGCAATCCAGATAGACGCAGTCCGCAAGATTTGTGTACTGGCGTTCGTGCATACGCTCAACGAAGACCTTTTCCTGCCCGTTGATGTTTCGGCGAACCACGGCATACAGGATGTCTTCGTCGCCTTCGGCCACGACCGTGCAACTCAAAAACTCACCGGCTGTTTCGACCGTGCTGAAAGCACCTACCTGCTGTTCCGGAACGTATGTCAAAGCGATAAGTCTGCCGTCCGAGGAGACGGCCCAAACGGTCGGGAAAGGCGCTTTGCCGAAGGACAAATCCTTGACTTCGAGAGTGTCGAAAAGATGCGGAGCACGCAGGCAGATGTCCGCCGTTACATAGCCGCCGGCCTCGTATGAATAACCGCATTCACGCAAGTGTCCGCCGCGGGATGCCGCATAGATGAGCGTCGAGCCCACAATCACCGGCTGCACATTGTTGGCACCAAAGTACGATTGCGCGGACACTGACAGCGACTTTTGCGTGATCACGTCGCTGTTCTTCGTCGTGGCAAGCCACTCGGCCGAAGCCGTCAGAAAGATCATGCGCGCCAGCGGAATGATGTGCTCGATGCGATCGGCATTGCGGGCCACAACGGCAGCGGCAATGCGATCATCGTCCTGACTTGGAAGCGAATAGCCCATGTTGGACTCGGTGCCGGACTTCGTCGCCCACAGCCAGTTCGGGCGGTTGTAAGTTCCGCCAAACCAACGACGACCTTCAAAGTAGGACACAGCTCCAGGGAAGTCACCTGCCAGACCAAGAGATGCCTCTGCAGTGGCACCTGAACCGCCGGAACCGTTCGGCTCGATTGTGAGTGTCGGATTGATATAGCCCTTGCCTCCTCGGACCACAGTAATGCCTGTGACTGCACCATCTTGGACAATTGCCTTGAGTTCCGCGCCGCTCCCTGTCGTATCAGTCACCTTGACAAGAGGCAGACCACGGACGATTGCCGGAAACGTGTACACTACAGACTCGCTACGCCTAACTCGAATAGTTGTTTCGGACACCCCGTAGCCATTACCCGGTGAAACAATCTCAAAGCCCGTTATCGTGACTTTACCTTTATTAATCCTATTCCAGATCGTTTTCACTACTGCTCCGGACCCGGTTCCTACAACTTCTGCATAATCAGCAACGCTTACAATAAATCCGTCAAACGTTATTGGAAGCGTAACCTGCGAGCCACCACTGATCGATCCTGTCGTTTCGTACCCGACGATCTGCCCGGCTGTGCCGTAGCCCGTACCGCCATTTGTGACTGTAGCCGATACGATGCCGCCGGATTGATAGAACGGATCGTCGTAGATCGGAGGCGTGATCGACGCGTCCGGATCAATGTTTTCGTCAACGATGCTTGTCTGATCAGTTTGCCCGATGTAGCACCACACGCCGCCTTGGTTTCGATAGACACGATAAAGCTCCGCTTTCGGAACTGCTTCCCACGTGATGGTGTTGTAGGCGCCGTCACCATACGGATTACATTCGATCGAAACGGATTCACTTTTCTCAGACTCTTGCGTGCCGTCCTTTAGAAGAGCCGTTACCGCGTACTCTCGCGTGTAGTCTTCCTTGTTGGAAACTGAATCGTTGATTGTCTGTTCAACTGTGAGTCCCGTGGGAGCAGACAGTTCGGAGGTGAACTCGATCGTCACCAACCTCCAGTCGGTCGCTCCGTAACGCCGCAGCTCTTTGGGCTCGTAGGACGGATGAACCAAAGTCACGACGTCTGCGGACTGCACAAAGTGGATGCCCCAAACGTCATCAATCAAATAGGGAGTTTCGATTTCGTAGGGTTGGACATCGTCTTCCAGGAGCGTTTGCCCCTGTGTGTGAAATCGAATGTACTTCTCACCAACTTCCAGAACCATCGTCTGGTCGGCCGAGAATGTGAAATTCAACAAGCGAGGCGGCTTGGTCGTGTCTTTGACCTCGAGAACGCGCTGAAAACCCGGCCGGGATACGATCGGGCCTTGCGGCTCCACCAAGAAGTTTCGGCACTTGGCCAAACCCGACTGATACTTGGAATCCGTGACGCGCGAGAACATCGATTCCGAAATTTCGCCACCGTTGAAAGATTGCTGATAAAGACGAATCTGTGCCATGTTCACACCCACCGGCTGGAGATTTTGGACGGAACCCGCAGCATCTTTTGCCGAACCATCGCCTGGCCGTCGATCGTCTTGGCAACAGACAAAGCCTGCTGATACTGCTTCATCAAATTTGTGGCCTCGGTCGAGGCTGAACTCTGACGCTTGATCGGTCCGACAAGATAGGCGGCGAGCAGTAGCACCAAGGCTTCTGTGAAATAGGTCGGGTAGAGAGCAACGGAGTCGATATAAGCCGTGTAGTGCGCCACAGCTTTCTCAACGTTCGTGATGATCATGCGGTTGGAGTTGGCCGTGTTGTACTCAACGCGCCACTGGCTGCGCGGAATCTCAATCTCGTCATCAAACCGGCGAGCATCATCCGGATCAATTGAGAACTCAGCCTGATTCGTCTTTTCGTCCAAAACTTCATAAAGACCAATGATCCGGACAGCATCGGACGGGAAGGCATACACCTTCGCTGCCCCGTAAATCTTCGGATCGACGTTCGCAAGTTCCGACAAGCGCACACGACGCTGCGCAAAGCCCCAGTCTGCATCTTCGAAGATGCGTCGTTTTGCCATCGGGAACCACCGATTGCATAACCCGGCGTTCTCAGAACCGTCAGAAGGATTGACGGACACCACGTCTGCTTTTTCACCCAAGAGCGAAAGGGCAAGGTTGCAAATATCTACTTCGGTTGCCATTACGAAAAAAGGGGATGTTGCCACCCCCTTTCCATGAAAAAGACTCTAGCCGGAGGCCTTAGTCAACAGTCGGAACGATGTCGATGCCAACCTTCTTGTACTGGTTCGGGAGACCGAACGAAGTCGTCAGGTAGGCGTCGATCGTGCCGGTAATGGTGCCCTTGACGGTAGACGACAAGCGCACGTGCTGGCGATGCTTCACCGGCAGCGGAATCACGATGTCTTCCTTAACGTCTGCGCCAGCCATTGCAGGCAGAGTCAGGATCGACGTGAAATCGGAGCCGTCATCAGAATCATCAATCGAAAACGTCACGCCATTGGTTGCTGCCTCAGTGCCAGTGCCAGCAACTGTCGGATGAATCACGAGATAGATCGGATCAGCCCAAGCACCCGAGTTCGGAGCAGGCTGGCCGAAGTCGTAGGCATCCGACGTGATGGCAGTGGCAATGCTCTTTGCAGCACAGAGCTGCATTTCAAGATCAAAACAGGCCATTTGGATCACCTCCTTTAAGAGAACGCAATGACATTGCCGGTGTTGCCAATCACGTCGTTGCCAAGCTTGTGGATCGGAGTGTCGCCGTAGGACAGAACCTTGCGGCCGGCAATTTCGCTCCAGGTCAGGAAAGCGTTGTCCTTGTTCTGCATCTGGCGGCGGAGAACCGAGCGGATCGTATCGTTCATGTAGAACGCGATGCGACCGGAGGCGTCGTCGGGTAGCATTTCCAGAGCCTGCGTCATCAGATCGATCAGATCAGGTGCGCTGGCCGTGGTGTTCTTCTTGGAGAGCTTGGACGTATCCACATTGCAGATGCGAACCACCGATTCGGGGTCGTAGGCAGCCACACCAATGTCCCAACCGAATTCAGTCACAAGCGCGCGGTACGCCTTGCCGTTCTTGTCCTGGACGTACTGCTCGCCCATGTCATCGACGGAAAGACCGGGGCCTTCGCCGCCCTGCGGATAGAACATGTACATGCCTTCGGGCTTCCAGTTGGCAAGCCAAATGTCCGTCAACTTGCCTGAGGTCGTACCTCCGGCATCGATGCAACGGCCACCGAAAGCTTCAGAAGTCGGCACCACGATGTTCGCAAGCCCCAAGCAGTCGCGAGCATCAGTCTTCGGGTCACCGTAGAACACGCGGCGTACAGCCTGGCGAGCAAGGCCACGCATAAATGCTTGATCCTTGCGCAAGCGCCAAGCTTCACGTTCGCCCGGCTTGCGGGTGTTGTAAAGACTCACGTCAACGACAGAGCGCGTGCGCACCATGCTGGCCGTGTAGCGAGCCGCTGCACCCAGAGCTTCTTCAGCTTCCCAACCTTCGTTGTAGCCACGAAGCTGACCTTCCGGGTACTTCGTGATGATCTGGCCCTTGTCCGTATCGCCGTTGTTGGCGGAAAGAATGACGCCCTGATCAAAGAAAGGCGTGTAGTCGCGGATCGTGTGAATAAGCACCTTGCGGGCTACATCCTTGTCCGTGACCATGGATTCGTAGTCGGCCAAAGTGAGAGCCTGGCCGTCAGCAATCAAACCACTCATTTGTCTTAACCTCGTTTAGCGGATTTGTAGAAATCGCCCGGCGTAACTTTTCCGTCACCGGCTTCAGAGCCGCGCGGGAAAGAGCCTTCGCCGATAGCGCGTCCTGCTCGAGCTAGGAGCTTTAGCAACCCCGGGTGGTTCCCGATGGGCGTGCTCATGAACTCGGCGATGTCGGGATCAACCGACCCGTCCTCGTTCTTGGCAAAGCGGTCGCGCACTCGAGCAATGTCCGCCATCGAGCGATTCCAATCAGCCGACAATTCCTTGTCCGCCTGACTGCGTTCAGCCCACTGTTTCGACACCTCGGCAATCTGAGCCATCTGGCGCTGCGCCAGGACGGGAGCGACCTTGTCTAAAAGGTGCTGCGCCTGCGTCTGCGACAGATTTGTCTCCTTGGCCACTTCCTTGAAAGCGTTCATCACCTGGCCGTCGTACTTCAGACCTTCAGGAGCCTTGAAGTCCTCATAAGACTCGGGAGCGCCTTCCGGCTGCTCCTTCTTCTCGTCGGCCGTTTTCTGATCACCTTCAGGCTTGGAGCCTTCGCCATCACCTTCCTTTGCTTCACCCGTCGCGCCCGTCAGCAAATTGCCTTCAGGTTGCGTGGTAGCAGCAGAAGAAGCCGAGCCTTCAGCTCCGGCGGATGCAGCCTGCTCGTTTCCGCCTACCGTACCGGCGGCCTGATTTGTGCTTTCGGTGCCGGCATCAATGTTTGTTTCGTCTGGCATGCTGTTCTCTCAACATCAAAAGGTCGAGATCAGGATCGAGAATCCCTTGTAGATCGAGCCCGACACTGCGGCGCCCTTCGGCAAATGCCATCGAAAGCGCATTCGTGTTGAAGCTCGACACTTGGAGCTGACAAAGGTCGAGGATTGAGAAGATCATTTCCCGCCCGTCCTTCGTGCTCATCGTTGCTTTGACTTGGTCACGGAATCGAGCCATGCGCTGTTCGCGCTGGAACTCAATTTCCTCGCGTGTTTCGGCCAAAGCCTGCAGATCAAAAGGGTCTCTTTTCTTCATGCGGTGCATGATCACACGGGCAAATCGGCTCACGCGCACAAAAAAAGGCGGAGCCTCTTGCCGGAGCCCCGCCAAAGCCCGCCTCTTGCGACGGTCCTAGGGAGTATTCAGTTATGCCTGCCCAGCTAAAGCGCCGAGCGCGTTAACCGCTTGCCCGGCCATGGTAGAATCGCCAGTCGGCACACGGCCAAGCTTGCTCAAAGCATCAGCGCCCTGCTGCATCTGCTCGGCTTGAGCCTGTTGCTGCTGCGCCTGCTGCTGAGCCTGAAGCTGTGCCTGAGCTTCGTCGTCCGGGACAACGACACTCGGAGCAACCGAGTAGTAGTCCGCATACTCATTGACGGCATTGAAGGCATTGATCTTCATTAGTGCTTCCGGCTTGAACTGCGCGATCTGCCCAACCATGCCCAGGAAGTTCGTCAAGCCGTTGGCGCGGATTGCGCGCTGGCTCCGAGCCAACATGCTCGTGTACTCGATATTCAGTTGCTGGCCGACAAGTTCCGGAGGAGGCGGGGGAATCTGCCCGGCACGAGCCAAGATGTTGTATGCGCGCTCGATCAAAGGCCGCAGCACCTCGTGATTAAGACGTGACAGCACGGGCCCAAGCATCATCAGCTTTTCCTCGTGTCGCTCTGCTACCTCGGTCGCCGTCATGTTCTTGGTTGAACCAGACAACATGAGGAACAAGTCCACATTGAAAGCCTGATTGATGCGCTGCATAACCTCCTGCATATCAGCTGTTAAGTGCTGCAAATTGAGCGCAACATTGAACGCCGACTGCACCTGGGGTGAGGAGTTCGGCATATCGACGTAGCTAATGCCGCCCGGCAGGAAGTCGATCTCCTTGTCCTTGGCCGCGGTCGGAAGAATCTTCGGCGGATCGACTTGGAAGTCAATGGCGTTGCCCTTTTGAAGCTCTTGATGCTGAAGCTGTTTGACGTCTCCAAGCGCCACCATGCCCGGCGCTTCTTCGGAATAGATGTCCGAACCGGACGCACCCCAGCGACCGACAACCGCAGGAAATTCTTGATAGCCAGACTCCTCGAGAATCCCATAATCTTCGCTGTCGTTCCCGTCGAGAAGCATCACCACCGAGCGCCACGGCATGTTTCGGTTATCGATCTTGCCCGGATCACGCTCAAAGCGAGGCTCAATCGCGTGGATCACGCGGAAGCGCTTATCGACAGCCTTCTGATCGTCGTAGCACATGAGCACGTTGCGCCCAACAGCCTTGCGGCCGTACTTCGCAACGAGCTGATCTGCGGTCATCGAGAATCGACGATAGAGCGTATCCGGCTCACCTTTGTAGTTCACGCCGATTGCGTACTCGCCTGCCACAAGAGGCACGCAGTAAAAACCGTTGGTCGGGTCTTCGAGCACGACAATGGCCATCACGCCCATGGTGCCGACCTCGCGCCAGCCGTGGTGAAGCGCTTGGTACGTGTTCGTGCGCGTGAAGGCCATTTCGAGGATGCGCTGCACCATGTCAAGCCACTGCTTCACGGCGTGCGAGCTGTCCAAGTTCGGGTCGCCAGTCGTAAGCGCAAACCACTGGCTCGCAGGGTCAGTCATACCCGACATGAGCCCTGCGGCCAAGATATTCGCTGCCCTAGTCGCGGTGTTGTTGTAGATGCGATTCCAACGGCTGCGCGAAAGGTTCTGCGGCGAATCGGCCGCCAAGAAGCGCCCCGACGCTGGCGTGATGAAGCGGCTGATCTCGTACCACTGATCGATGTACGGCGCGCGCTCGGTCTTGAGCTGCGTCCACCGCCGCAGGATCGAGTCGTGAAGCTCCTTGCGATCCATGGCTTTTTACCCCAGCGTGGAACCACCACCAAGGTTCAGACGATCACCGGATACACCACCGGCACCGGTCAGAAGCGTGCCGCCACCACCGCCGCCCTGAGAGTTCTGCTGCAGAATGCCGCTGATGTCAGCTGAATTGCCTCCGTTCTGGCGACGCTGCTGCTGACGCTGCTGCTCGGCTACTGCCTGCTGCTGTTGTTCAGCCTTACGAGCCGCGTCACGCTGCGCAGAAGCCTGCTTGTTTGCGCTGTACATACCCGTCAGGGCACTGGCACCGGCCACGATTGCGCCCGCAATGATTGCACCACTCATACTTTCCCCCTCAACCCGCCTTCGGCGTTGGTCGTTAGTAAATCCCATTCGTCTGTGAACTCTTTCTCGGCGTCCGCCACGGTCTTCGCATCTGATGCGAACAGCATCGTGATGTACGTATCCTCAAGAGCCGCGAAGCACTGGCGGCGTCCGGCTTCCGCACGCAGAACTGCGTAACCGTCGATTGCCTTGATTGCGGGGCCAGCCGTCACCTGGCAACGTCCCGAGACGATCACTACCGTCGGCACCTTGATAAGCGCCCCGACAATAGCCGCACCTTTCGGCACGAAACACGTCCGGATGTAAGTGCCGGCGTGCAGGAAATGCTCGACGGGCACCTCAACAGGCTTTTGCCGAAGCAGGTACGACGTCACGCTGCAGAGCGCCTGCAGGTCTGACGGAGACGACGGCGGCAATGGCACCGATAGGCACAGGTCGCTCATAGCTTCTTCCAAAAAAGAGTGTTCATAGGAGTGAAGAGCCTGCCGTAGAGCTGTGCGAGACGGCTTCCGGAACGAGCACCGAAGTAAACGCCCTCGGCGCCCATTTCGCGGGCCATGCTTTGAGCCTTGCGGATCAGTTTCAGCCCGGCACCACCGGCACGATGCTCGCGGTCAAGCCACAGCGATTCGACCGAGGCCACGCGCTTGCCGAAATGCGGATAGAGCGTCGTCACGACAACGACGATGCCGACAATGCGCTCACCTTCGTATGCGGCGGCACACCGAACAGCATCGGCCTGTTCCATGCGTTCGTAGAACTCGAGCGCAGGAACGGCCTCCCCTAAGTCAGGGTTGCCGCTTTCTTCGCAGTAGTCGCGCACGATCTGGTCGAACTCGGGGCTCGAGTAGATCACGCGGGCAGGTACATCTTTCACTTCCATGGGAGCGATGATGCCCCTTGCTTTTCGGCTCACGCGCACGCACTAGGCGGCATAAGGGTCACGCGGTCTGCGAGCGGATCCTTGGCGTTGTGTGCGGTGAGGCGACGGCAGATCGTCGAGGTATTCGTTCGTCGGCACAGCAAACGTGAGCATGAGGCTGTCGGCACAGTCAGGCGACTGCAGGCCGCGCTTCTTCATGTCCTCCTTGCGCTCAAGGATCAGCTCGTTCTTGCCAATCGTGTAGCCGTACTCGACCTGAGTCAGGTCGGAAATCAAGTCCTCGTCATTTGCGATACATCCGCCGACCTTCATCCATTCGAGACCACGACCCCACATTTCCGCTCGCAGGTTCTTGTATCGAGGATTTGTAGGCGAAGAGCCGAAGTTGATCTCATTGACCGGGTACGAGTTGTGCCGCAGCCAGTCTGCCGGACTAGCGCCGACACCACCGACGTCGAGATTGATCAGAATCTTTCGGATGCCAAGGTCCTTGAGTTCGTTGTACCACTCGGCAATCCTGGCACCGAGTTCAAATCCATCAAGCCCACGGAACTTGCGCTGCGGGAAACTGCGTGCGTCCTGTCCGATGCGGCATGTGATGACGCTCTGGTCATCGCCGAAGCGAGCCACATCAACGCCCAGGATTGCCACCATGCGTGTGAACTCGATATGCGGCAGCGACCGATTTGCCGCTCCATCGGCAATAGTGCGGCTGATGAATTGCAACGAACTGGCGTTCGGGAAAACGCCACGGATACGCACACGGACAAAGTCGGAGTCTTCGCCGTGCAAATCCACAAGCTTTTGCAGCTCTTCACGGTTGGCCACTGCGGCGTCTCGGCTATCGACGTGCATATGGCGCCAGCGGTGCCGGTTGCGATGGAAGCACTCGTAGAACGGCCCCGAAGAATTATTCGGGTTGCCAAACTGAAACCACATTAGCTGCGTATCTCGGTCTGACATGGCGCCTTCGATAACGTCGTTAATCACCTGCGGAATGCCCGAAGCCTCGTCAAAGATGACGATCAAGCGCTTGCCGTTGTTGTGCAAGCCTTGGAAGGCTTCCGGATTCGACTCGCTCCACGGAATAGCGTCGATCCGCCACGTCTTTTCATGCCCCGGCTGGCGACACGTGAGCGACAGCGCGGACATATCAAACCACGGCCGAAAGATGCAGAGGTTGTACCATTTCGCCAACTCGGCAAAAGTCTTGGTTCTGAGCTGAGTCTCAGTGTTGGCCGTCACCACGCCGCGCGTGTCGGCCGCCGTGGACATAGCCCAAAGCACAAGCCACGCGACAAGCGCAGACTTACCGACGCCGTGCCCGGATGCAACAGCAAGGCGGAACGCCTCGTCAAGAGACATTCCGCTTTTGATATGGTCGCGCAGCTCCGTCAAAACCTTGGTTTGCCACACGTCGGGACCAGTCATACCTTCGAGACTGCGCTTGCCCCACGGAAATGCGTTCTGCGCAAAAGCCAAAGGGTCAGTCTTCCACTTGCGCGCCAGCCGGACAAGTTTGGCCTTGACTTCCTCGCGGGTCATTGCGGCCTCAGACATCCTTCACCCCCGCAACGTCTTCAAAGAGGCTGTCAGCCATGCCGACCTCAAGCTTCTGGACGAACTTGCCGCGCAGTTTGGCGATTGTCTGCAGTGCCGTGTTGGCGCCCTTGGAGTCGAATGCCATCACAAATTTGCCCGTTTCCTCGTCCTTGACAGGCTTTCCAAACATGTCAACGACCTGTTTCGGCTTCATGCACATGTCGAGCAATTCGATAGCTCGCTTCAGCTCGAAATCCTCCTCGAGCTCCAGGCGCTCACTGCGGGCCTGTTGGCGTTCTTCTATCGCGCGTGCGATATTCGTATTTTTTCGTAACTTGTCAGCATTTCGGCCGGCGAATTTTTCACTGTACCCGGCCTTGCGTGCAGCCTCCGCCGCATTCCCCGTCTTCAGATATTCGGAGACGAAGACTTGCTGCCGAGGCGTTAACTTTTTCTCCATCTCTTCACCACCTTCCAATCAGCGACGCTTTGAGAGCGTCTGGACCCATCGAGATAGCCCCTGACGGTTCTGATCGGCATATCCAGCATCTTTGAAATCTCGCGCAAGGTATAGCCTTCCGCACGAAGCTCACGCGCATGATCGACGTCGGAGTCGAGGTACTTTGCGCCGGCATGATCTTCCCCAATCGCTCGTCCTCCGTCATTCACTGCGATCTTCACTTTGACTGCAGAAAAGCCCAAACTCTGCCTTTCGGCCACCCGAAGGTGCCTCCTCTTCGTCATCGAATTTGAAGAATCTGGGGTAGATGAAACGCACTTTTGAAGTAGCGTCGGCGAGGCACTTCGCCCTTGCGAGGCTGCCAATTGGCAAAGTTCTCGCTTTGTCGGCGGCGCGAACAAGGAGAGCTGCTGCATCGTCTGGCAGCAAAGTTGAGACCCCGATTTTTTCGTGCGCGCCATCAAATGCATCCTTAATAGCACTGGACATCCCAGCCACCTCCTGAACTTTTCTTTTTGGGAAAGACGACGAACACGAGGAAGGGGTATTGCGTGGCGCAAGCCTTGACCTTCACTTTGGCGTCGTCAGCGAATATGGCCGGAGAACCCTTGACCTCATGCAGCTCGAGCGTGCCGTCCGGGCGAAGAACAAGAAAGTCCGGTGTATAGAAGCAAGCACCTTCAGCGATCTTCAGCTTGAGAGCCTCGAACCAGTAGGCAGTGATCCTGCCGGCATGCTTCTCGCCTTCGAGAAAATTGGAGTAGGCCTTTTCTGTCCGATTCATCTGTTCGGACTTCATGCGGCCCTTCGCGTAGAGTCGGGCCTTGGCGTAACCTTCAGCGAACATGTTTTTTCGACTCCTTGGCTTTGGCCCGGCGCATGTCTCTAATTGCATCTAGGAATCCGAGCTGAAAACGCGTCCAGAGCTCGGGGCGGCGTCGATAGCTAGGTTGGTATTGGGAGAGTGTTTCTCCGCGCATAGCCGCGCTCCTACCCTCGTTGTATGCGTCTTTATCTCTGTCAAGTACCTTCATGCGTTCCCCCGTTGAGTCTCGTTGCTCTTTACATGCTTAATCACCCACGTCCTTGCGCTCATTACCTCGTCCCACTTCTCGAGATGCTCAACCAGGTCAATGAACATCTTCGTAAAAAGGCGCAGCTGATACGCCGCAAGGCCCAGAGCGACCGACTGGACGAGCAGCATCACGGCCAAAAATTCGTCACTCATATCGTCGCCCTATTCCACGTAACCGCGGCGAAATAAACACATTCCACCGAAACAAACAGCAAGACCTTCCCGTGAATCGTCATGTCCATCACTATCCCCACCAATCCAATGGCAATGACGCCTGTAATGACTCCAACCAGAATCACCATGGCGGTTAGCAAGGCGCAACCAGAAATGCTGTCCCCATTGATCACTTTCTCCACTCCTTGAAAAGTGCGACCATGGCCGAGAGCCATGCGCCGAACCAGAACCACGCCCAGCTAAATCCCGTCATTTCTTCTCCTTGTTTGGTCCCCCGTGAGATGATTGCGGTGTGTTCCCCAACACGACCAACAACCAAATCACGGAGGATTTTTTATGTCCGTAGCCGACGATCTGATCTTTGCCATCGAAAACAGACGTGTTGTCACATTCACCTACGACGGGCATCACCGTGTCGTAGAACCTTTCCTGCTTGGGGTGACGACTGCAGGCAAGCCCGCACTACGCGGCTTCCAAACAGCAGGTACAAGCAAAAGCGGCAAAGTGCCCGACTGGCACTTGTTTTCGCTGTTGAAGATAGCCGCCATAGAGGTGACGCCAACCTGTTTCGAAGGCGTAAGGCCGTTTTACAACCCAGCTGACAAAACCATGTTGCGAATCGACGCTCATGTTTAGCCTGCGCTCCGCAGTCGCACGGGCCGGCGGGAATTGCCGGCTCGTTGTGCACTGCGCAGTCAGAATCGTGTTGAATTGCACTCATGCGGCTTCTCCTGCCGGTTGAATGTGCGCGGGCATGAGCTTGCCGTCCTGCCAGCGATCAGCAAAAGGATCCACCTTTTCCGATTCCTGATCTGGAGAGTCGTCGACCTCGTAGAACTTGAAAATGTTCTGGACCGGTAAAGGCTTGTCGTTAACGAGTTCAGCCTTACCGCGATAACTTTCCCACTGGCAGTCAAAAGCCTTGCCGCCACCTTCACGCAGGCGGTCATAAGCTCGCTCGCCGATGATCTGCTTGATGGCTGGCAGCGTTTCATTGCTGAGGATGATCGTGGGCTTTGCGTTCTCATAGCGGCCGTTGAGAATGTCGTAGAGAATGTGCTGCTCGTTTTCGCTTTTTGCCTGAACACCGACCTCATCAATGACGAGAAGATCAAGATCGACGTAGCGGTCAATGACTTGAGACTCCGACTCGGCAGCTCCCTCACGCCACGTGTCCCGCACAGCTCGAAAGAGTTTCCGGACGTTAATGAAAAACGCGCTGTAGCCTTTCTTTTTGGCTTCGAACAGTAAAGCACACGCCAGATGTGTCTTGCCGGTGCCAGGCTTGCCGGTGAGGATGACGCTGGTGCCGGCCTCGATCCTTTCCGGAAGGTGCTCAGCGTAGTCCATGAAGAAGTCGTATACCCGCTGGGATTGTTTATCCGGCTGGTAATTCTCGAACGTCTTGCCGACAAAGCGTCGCGGGATCGAAATGGCGCCATAGATCTTGCGGTCGGATTCCTCGCGCTTACACATCGGACAGCCGAGATTGAGCGAGGCAAAGCCATAGCAACCTTGCCCGAAGCGTTCACGGATGATGTTGGGGTACTTGCCGTGCTTCGGACAATCCCCCATGTCAACAACCGCATAGGTGCAGCCGTTTGAAGAATCAAAAACTGTTGTCATCGTTGATGCCCTCACCATAATCGCGTTCGTCAAATGGAATCTCTGTGAAGCCAGTCTTGCTGTGAGAACCCGCCGATCTACCTGTCTCCGGGTACTCTCTGCCGATCCAGCCAAGGAAAATCTTTCGCCAGTTGCCCATCGTCTTTTTGGCGGTCGTGGGCGCATACCTGCCGCGGAGCTTCAGAAAAACTCTCTCTGGCGTTATGTCCTTTCGAACTTCCAAAGCAGC